CTCAGACATCACGTATGCGTTGATGAAACGCATTCGGAGATGTCCACCCATCGCATCTTCAGTTTGAGATGCGGATTCTCTCGTACGCCGGCAGTCCATTGTTCAAATGGGCTGGGGGCCTCAGTAAAATACTGAAGTAACAGAGAATCATCTTCTGGGGAAGTGGTCCTTGCAGTCGAGCTTAAAGCCAGACCGCGGACCTCGTCTCGCTGCAGAGCGGTATTCCAGCGTTTCCGCGGGAAGCGCGTACCGACACGAGACTTAAACCCTAGAATCCCTGAGTCAACTGATACAGTCATCAAAGATGACGGCAGAGTTGATTCGATGCGCTTGGCGACCTGCAAGTAAAATAAATTATAAAAATTATTTGCAGTATCAACCAGGCTAACAACTGACTCAGGGGTGTCCGGCCAGAGTTCATGCAGATAGACGGGCGTTACATCGACCCCCCTATACGCATCAAGACCACAAGACTCTCGAAAGAAACCTTCCGAGAATGACTTGTCAGAATTGACCTTGAAGTCTAAAAGCTCCAAGGTGCTCTGGCACAGCTCCCGACAGTCAGAGGGAATGATGATATCATCCCCAAAGACGGCCACCTGACCCTCTAGGTCACGAATATTCTTCAGAGTCGGCGTCAGTCCCCGTTTGACTAGAACGGTAGACAACGCTACACCCAGGAATATAAGTGATTCAACGGGAAAGGTACAGGCACTACCCATTGTTGAGAACTTGCGAAGTTCAACAACCTCAGGCATCGACTGATCAAGTCGCTGCTTGAGTCTACGGGTACGCGTCGCTCGCAGGGCATTCAATAGATCGAGATTCGACCTAAAGAAATTGCCTACGGCGTGGCAGGAAACTCTATCACTAGCCGACGATAAGTCGATAGTACAGAGTTTACCGTCCTTAGACCCCAACCGACAGAGACTCTGATTGAGACTTTGATCGCTGAAGCGAATAAAGTCATCGATCCAGGATAGGACCGACCGAGTTCTGAAGTACCGCCAGAGATTTTGCTGGCAGAACTGATTTTCGGATGGTTCAGCCGCTATGAGTCGCGGCTTTTCGTAGGTCTTAGGAACGGCCACGAGACGAGAGGTAGGGACGTATTGATCGTCCAAGCCAATCGCAAGTGTCGAACCAGCCCAGCTGCTTAGATTATGGAAACCATAATCGGCAACCGGGTACACGGATTCCAAGGCTTCGGACCAGCCGTACCAATGGTACTTATTGACTGGTCCAGTAGCCTGTGCAATCGCGCCAGGGCCATGTCTGAAGCGCCATTCCTTAGGACAGTAGGTCCCGAGGGCAGCGCAAAGCAACTTAGACACGAAGTCTAAGTGGCCTAGAACGACGTACGCGGGGATTGGAGATCCCTCCGCACCAACCTTCTGGCGATAGTAGTGTGACCCGTAAAAGCCGGGAAAACTAACACGCGCCATACAAGTAGATGGGTTGTTCTCGAGCCAGAAACCTTCGGGCTCAGGTAGAACCGCGTCCTCTTCGACAAGTTGACGAACAGAAGTTCGTAAGGCTGTCTCAGAGAATGTGAGAGGCACTTTCTTGCACAGGTAAAACACCTGGCGAAGGAAGATTATCGCCTCAATATTAGCGTCATTCTTCAGACAACCGTCAACCCCAAAGATCATCTCAAAGAGGCTCCCAAGAAATTTGGGACACTCTGACCCTTTCTTCTTCGCCATAAGGGGAAGTTGATTGGGAAGGAGACGTTCTTTGGCAAGACATCGATCAAGATGTTTGCCAATTAAGGGGAGATCAACGACGAAAGTCGTGATCCCGCGCGAACGCGCGGTACGGCGAAGGCGATCCAGATCCTTCTGGAGATCTGCCTTCAATTGCGGGAGTGCATAGATGATGTCCTCGAAGAGGGCGTCATAAATGCTGACGATTGCCTCGACATGGCTTTTCAACACAGGGAAGTTTCCTTTCGTGTGCATCCACGCTATGTCCGACGATCCGTGAGAACCCCAGGCTGACGATCTACGTCTGCCACGTGTTGAGTTTCAGAAGGAACGCATCAGTTGATGCGATCATCAGATCCGCAACAGCGTCAGGCATTTCAACGTCGGTCTGGCTGGCCTTGCGTTCCATGACGAAGTAAAACTTGTCATGGTATTCAGGGACAGAAGGGGTGGCAAAGACTGTAACCACAACTTCGAAGTTGTGGCGGTCATACACCACGCCATTCGCATCGGCCTTAGTGGTCGAGTGGCGAATCTTGGCCCGGATTTCCTGAAGAGTCTCCCGAAGGAGAAATTCAGAGCCGTAGGAGTCCTGATTAATCTTATTCAGGCTCTTTGCGGCACCGGCGATGGTAATCACAAGTGGATCAGAAACGGCCATAATGAGGCGCTCACCTTCTATACAAGAGTTTGGTAAGTGATCTCTGGAGAGATTCACCGGGCCGCACTCGAGTGTAAAGGAGTGAGCCAAGAATCAACTCCGCCTTCCGAGTAAAAATCGGAAGGTACGTCGGCGCAAACGGGAGCACGGGAGCAACGACAAATCGTTCCTTCCGTTCGTAGAATTCTTGGTAAGGCCTGTTAGGCCTTGCCCAGGATTCACTTGCAGCTTCGTTGATTGCAATATGCGACTCACTAGTAGTGTGACGCATAAGACAGCAATCAGAGTGGACTAGGCCCAATGTATTATTGGTGGCGGTTATAACCGTACCAATTTGGGTAAACCAATCCACAAGCCACGACCAGGGCATCAATTCCCAGGCCGTTGCCAAAGCCCCATGAGTGTTAATGCCGGTGATGAGCCGATAGGCTCTCGACCGAAGCTCCTGTTCATTATGAACAGCAGCAACATTCAACAAATAGGGCGCCCTATACTTGATCGTCCCCCACACATCTTCTGTGTAGAGAGTCGTTCGAGTACCCTTAATGAGGATTCCTTCCGAATGTAGAATTCGGTTGGTTTCAACAATTTGGGAGGCGTTCTTGGCAAGCTGCACCCGCCGTCTGATTACTCGACCTGTGTACAACTTCTTTAACTCAGCAACCCTCTTAGAGAGGAGATACTGAAGGTCCAGAAGAGTACGCATGTCCCTGATGAAGGGGGCTACTGCCCACCGCCACGTTAAGTGGCCACTGGCAATGATCTCCGGAGTACGGCTCAAAATTAGAGCCCACTGCGGCGGAAGGTACCCACGATAAGTGAGGTCCCCGTTTCGTCTTTCCAAAAGACGTCCGGTAAGACCTCTTGGGCGCCTCGCAAAGAGACCATACCAAGATCTCATCAGAGAGGGAATGTCCTTTAACTCGAGCAAAGTCGTAGGCAGACTAACGTCTGGCGCTGACGGATTTGCTTTTGAAAGGATCTGCCACGCATAATTCGATTTATCCAGCGTAGTCAATGCTGGAAAAACCGAGCGTGGATCGACGGGACCTGGGTGATACCCGAGTGGAAAATTATTCATTTTCCTCTCGAGATTCCCAGTTATAGCGTTACGACGCTCCCCGTCTAACCCAGGGTAAAGACGAATCAACTTTGTGATAGACAACCCATTTGGATTTGGGTAGTTACCGACAGTATCATCGCAAGTACCGTTGGGCCCAGTGGCAAGTGACCGAGTCGTCGTGGTGCCTAGTGCAACATTCTGGTAAGTACCAGTAAAGTTCACACGGTCATCAAAACTTCTCGACCTTGCTGCCATTGGATTCCCTCGAGACAAACCGACAAAGGTAGGCGAAAGCCAACACGACA